GCATTACCGCGCCGGAAGCCGCCGGCATGGACCCGGCGGATCTGCTGGCCTGTGGTAGCAAGATTTCCGCTTTTTTGTTGCAGAAGTCGGCGAAGACGGATGTCTGCCTCGTTGCGTAGAGGATGCAATGGCTGACTTGGCGGTGGTCTTTCATTGGGCACCAGCGGACATGGATTCGCTGGGCCTGCAAGAGCTGATGGAATGGCGCGAGCGCGCCAGGTTGCGGAGTGTTGTCGATGGCGAATGATCTGAAGTTGCGGGTATTGCTGAGCGCCATCGATCAGGCCACCCGCCCATTGAGAGCAATCAACAACAGCAGCATCGGCGCTGCCCGCGCTTTGAAGGAGGCCCGCGAAAAGCTCAAGGAACTCAACTCACAGCAAAAAGATGTGAGCGCCTGGCGTTCACAACGTGCTGCCGCCGAGACTACGGCCCAGGCGCTGAATGCTGCACGCGACAAAGTTAGAACGCTAAGTCAGCAAATCGCCGCCACTGCCGCGCCGACCAGGGCGATGACGCAAGACCTACGCAGGGCAATACGTGAGGCGCAAAAGCTCAAGCAGCAACACGAGCAAAGCAGCGGGCAATTACAGCGCCTTCGTACTCGGCTGCACGACGCGGGCCTTAGTACCCAAAACCTCAGTCAGCACGAACGCCGTCTGCGTGAGCAAACCGATGCGGCCAATCAAAGCATCGCGGAGCAGACCCGACGTTTGGCGGCATTGGCGGCTCAACAGCGAAGGCTGACAGCGGCACGCACCGCGCTACAAAATCAGCGAGATGTCGCCACCTCAATGGCTGGTAAAGGCGCCACCGCCGCTGCCAGTGGAGGCACTGCGCTGTATGCGGGCGCCAAGATGATCATGCCCGGCATCGAATTCGACGCCAGCATGAGCAAAGTACAAGCGATTACCCGCCTCGATCAAAACGCTGCCGAGCTAACTGATCTGCGCAAGCAGGCACGAGGGTTGGGCAGCTCCACACAATTCACTGCCGGCCAAGCCGCTGATGCTCAGGGTTTTCTGGGCATGGCCGGCTTCCAGCCGAAAGCCATCAGAGCCGACATGCCCGGCATGCTCGACCTCGCCTCCGCTGGCGGCACCGAGTTGGCCCAGACCGCCGATATCGCTTCAAACATCCTCTCCGGACTCGGCATGGAGGCCGAGCACATGAGCAAACTGGGCGACGTACTCGTCGGCACGTTTACCCGTTCCAACACCAATTTGCAGATGCTCGGCGAGACCATGAAATACGCCGCGCCGATGGCCAAGACCTACGGCGTTGAACTGGAAACCGCCGCCGCAATGGCCGGTAAATTGGGTGATGCCGGGCTGCAAGGCAGCATGGGTGGCACAGCACTGAGTTCAATCATGAACCGCCTGGCGTCACCACCGAAAGCCGCTGAAAAAGCACTTGCACAACTACAGATCCGAACCGCCGACGCTCACGGCAACCTGCGGAAAATGCCGGACATCCTCAAAGAAATTCACGACAAAACCCGACACCTGGGCACCGCGAAAAAAGGTGGGCTGTTCAAGGCCATTGCCGGTGAAGAAGCCGTCAAAGGCATGGCCCAATTGGTGGAACAAGCCGGCAATGGCGAGCTGCAAAAACTGATTGTCAGCCTACGTGAAAGCCAAGGCGAGGCGGCTCGCACCGCCAAAGTCATGGCTGATAATTTAAAAGGTGACCTGACCACGTTAGGCAGTGCCTGGCAGGATCTGGGCATTGAATTGCAGGACCAGCAGGATGGGCCGTTGCGGTCGCTGATCCAATCGCTCACGGAAGTTATTCGCAGAGTAAAAAGCTGGGCAGCCGAGCACCCGGAACTGACCGCCGCCATTGTCAAAACCATAGCAATCATCGCGGGTTTAGCGGTGGTAATCGGCGGTCTGATGATGACGGTTGCCGGTGTCATGCTGCCCTTTGTGGCATTGCGACTGATGTTCCTGAGCTTGGGGATTCGCCTGCCCAGCCTGATCAGCCTGTTGTGGAGTCTTGGTCGCAAGGTATTGCCCTTTGTTGGCAAGGCGCTGCTGCTTATCGGACGTGCGCTGATGTTGAATCCCATCGGCTTGGCCATCACCGCCATTGCAGGCGCCGCCTATCTGCTTTACGAAAATTGGGACGCCGTGAAGCTCTACTTCACCGATGCCTGGAAAGAGATCAAAGCCGGTTTCAACGGTGGTACGACCGGCATCCTCAAGACCCTGATCAACTTCAGCCCCGTGGGCTTGCTGTACAAGGCCTTCGCTGCCGTCATGAAATACCTTGGCATCGAGCTGCCCGGCCGGTTTACCGAGCTCGGTGGGATGATCATCGACGGGCTGGTGAAAGGGCTGAAGGCCGGCATCGGTGAGCTGAAAAATGTCATGGGCGATATCGGCGACTCGACCATTGGCTGGTTCAAGGAAAAGCTCGGTATCAACAGTCCTTCCCGCGTCTTTGCCGAGTTGGGCGTTTTTACCATGGCCGGCCTCACTCAAGGACTGGAGCGTCATCAGCGTCAACCGATCGGCGTGCTGAGCGTGTTGACTCAGCGACTCAGCGACGCAACCAAAGCGATTGGCTTTATGCCGGACGCGAGAAGCCATTCGCTGACCGTCGACAACCGTTCTCCGCTCAAACCGCCGGCGCCATCGATTCAAGACAGCCACGACACTTACCAGATCAACATCCACCCTGCCCCAGGTATGGATACGTTGGCGATTGGTCGTGCGGTACGCGCCGAGATGATGCGCGTCCACTACGAGAAACAAGCCCGTCAACGCAGCCGTTTGGCCGATTTGGAGTAAATGCCCATGATGCTGGCCTTGGGCATGTTCGTCTTCAGCCTCTCCACCGCGGCCTATCAGGCTTTGCAACGTCAAACCGAATGGCGACACGCGAGCAGCAACCGTGTCGGCGCGGCACCTGCACGGCAGTTTTTGGGCCGTGGTGAAGACTCGATCACCCTGCCCGGCCTGATCCTGCCGGAACTGGCCGGCAGCGCGCTCAGCCTCGATGCATTGCGTCTGATGGCCAACACCGGTAAAGCGTGGCCCATGGTCGAAGGCAGCGGCCGGATTTACGGCTTGTGGATCATCGAAAGCCTGAGTGAAACCAAGACCCTGTTTTTCCGCGACGGTACGCCCCGGCGTATCGAATTCATGTTGAGCCTCAAGCGCATCGATGACGACCGCATCGACTTGATCGGCGCCGGAACCAGCGTGGGCATCAGCATCATGAGGGCTCTTTTGTGATCGAGACCGCCCTCTCCCGCGTCACCGGCTACCTGGACAAGGCCCTTTCACGCTACCAGCGCGAAGCTGCTTACCCAATTCCGGCGTACCGCATCACCGTAGACGGCAACGACATCGCCCAAATGATCAGCCCGCGTCTGATGAGCCTGGACCTCACCGACAATCGCGGAATTGAAGCCGATCAGCTCAGCATCACTCTCAGCGACCACGACGGCCTGCTGGCCATCCCGCCCACCGGCGCTGTGATTCGCCTGTGGTTGGGCTGGAGCGATACAGGTTTAGTCGACAAAGGCACCTACACCGTCGACGAAACCGAACACTGCGGCGCCCCGGACGTGTTGACCATTCGTGCTCGATCCGCTGATCTGCGCAAGAGCTTGAAAACAAAACGCGAATGCAGTTGGAGCAACACCACCCTCGGCGAGGTGCTCGGCGACATCGCCTTGGGCAACGGCCTGACCATCACCATCGCCAGCACGCTTGACGGTTTACCCATCCTGCAACTCGACCAGGCCAACGAATCCGACGCCAATCTGATCAGCCGCCTCGGCGAGGAATTCGACGCCGTCGTCACCGTCAAGGCTGGCTGCTTGCTGTGCCTGCCGGCCGGCGGCGGCAAGACCGCCAGCGGTGGCGACCTGCCCCACATCACTCTGACTCGCGCCGACGGCGATCAACACCGATACCTGCAGGCCGACCGCGATAGCTACGACGGCGTACGCGCGTATTTCTACGACGTGAACAGCGCCGAGAAACAACAAGCCATCGCGGGTGGCGGCGAGAACCTCAAAGATCTGCGCCACACGTACAGCGATCGGCAATCGGCCCTACGCGCCGCCCGCGCCGAACTCAACCGACTGCAACGTGGCAGCGCGACGCTCAGCTACACACTGGCTGTAGGTCGACCGGATCTGATCCCGGAGCTGACTTACTCGCTCGAAGGCGTGAAAACCGAAATCGACGAGATCATCTGGTACGGCGGCAACGTGCAGCACTCCCTCAGCGCAGACAGTGGCTACACCGTCAGCCTTGAGCTTGAGAGCAAGTTGCCGGATGACACGACTGAGGAGTTGGCCGAGGAGAACAGGGTCGAGTTCAGCGGTGTCATCGCTTACTACCGAGACAAAACAATCGGAGCGCAGAAACCGGTAACAGCCGGTGACCAACGTAAGCCAAAGCGCTTATGTTGGCTGTACGCCACAGAGAACACCGCAAGGCGTGCAGCGGATCACGAATGGAAGAAGCTTCAGAAGTGTAAAACACGACCCATCAAGCTCCCCCCCTAAGCGGCTTCAGTGAATTGAGAACCCAGTGCTAGCGTCGCAGGAGTTTCAACCACTAAAGGTTCTTAGCCGAGCCCAGGCGAGGCGCGAGCATACTGAAAACTGAGCTCTTAAATTCAGCAATCATATAGATAAGTCGCTACATTTGATGGCATATTAGTAGCTATCAACTCCCGCCGGATCCTATTTCGTCATGGCTCATCCATCCCCCTAAGGTAAGTGCAACATGTTTGACGCTATTGTTTTTAGAAACTCATATGTGCATGACGCCCTGATTGATATAGGCGCGCTTGCCGAAGCTCTTATATTTTATGGAAAAGTTAAAATAATCGGAAACCAAGGCACATTAAAATACATCCTAAAAAAAATCCCCCCCGCCATATTTCTCGATCTAATCGAAAGAAAAATGGTCGAATTTCACTTTTTGACTGACAATCTATCTACCAATGCACGAAACATATCAGATAACAATACAATCTATTATCTTGCATCAATACGAGATCCAAAAACCACTTACAATGAACATGCTTATAATGTTTTCAAAGAGGCATCAAAAAAAAGCCCTCAAGCAAAGAGCATGGCATCAAAATTTGAGAAACACATTCAAGAAATAGACCATGGCTGCTTCAATCAATCTTCTCTTTTAAAGGCGTGGGAAAACACAGAAACACTTGAGAGATCTGCTTCGACAATATTAAGACATTTAGCTCCTGAATATACTCAGACTGAAAAGCTCAGATTCAAAATAGAGTACCCTGATCTTGGATTTGCCGTTGATACCAACATAGACAAAGAGCTACTGGCAAAAACTTATAAGCAAAAAATATCAACACAGCAAGGGATACCCATACTAACTTTACTTTCCCAGCTTCAATATTCATACGAAGCGTCTTTTTTTTCAGCCTCCTTAGACTCAGAGCTGTTCGTCGATCAGTATGAAATGGAGATGCAAGAACAAACAATGTTGGGATTGTGGGGGCGAGGAAACCAAACTCAATCAGAAATAAGTGAATTTGTAGATCTTACGCTCGAAAACTCTTTTGCCATTCGAGAAGCCGTAAACTCCGGAAAAATAAATTTTTATGACGTTATAGAAGTTATTGATTCGTCGACCGAATTCAAAAAATGGATCAAAGGCGTCCCACCTGAAAAAAAACTAATACAGCATTTTTATGCAGAAACTATAAAAGACTCCAAACTATCGAGACTTCCCGGAAAAGCCTCCAAATGGGCACTATTCACTGGTACCTCGGTAGTCCTTGGCGACCTACTAACGGGCGGGGTCGCAACAATAGCAAGTGCAACAATGGGCGCCATAGATACGTTTCTTGCTGATAAGATAATAGGCGGATGGAAACCGCATCAATTCATAGAAGGGAGGTTGAAAAAGACTTTCCAAAAAGACGATTCAAAATAATCTCACTACAAAGACTTTATGAAGTATCGAATAGACATATCGTAGCGTGATAGCACGTATTGCACGTGGACGCGGCTAAACTTAGAAAGACTTTTAGTGCCGAAACACTGTACCTATGCGATGAACCGTCCATTGAGCGAAGCTTTATTAATAGGACTTAAGTACGAATAACTTTATGGTATTTGGCCGAGCGGGATGCCCATCCGAGAGCGCGCTGTTGGATGGTGCTGGTGTCGAGAAAATTATCTCAGTTGGTGTACGTAAAGCCCGGGATGTCGTAACCAAGTCTATAAAACAATGGAGATTACCCGGCCCAAACCGCTCAGCCAATGTCGACGGCCTCAGGGCGTGGGATGGGGCGCCTGATCGAATATCCTCTGAATGAAACAGGCAGGATCGACCTCGACAAGACCGGTCCCGAGGCGATTAAGCGCTTGAAAAAGTGCGAGAATGAGACAGACCCATTTCGACCTTAAGACTCAATCACACTTGACCGTCCACAATTGATCCAGCTTAGTAGTGAAGCTTTGACTCAACATCTCTCGTCGCATTCCCCAACCAGGCGCCGCCTGCACGCTGCCGGCGCGCAGCGTTCCGCTGCCCCACCGTTGATTGATCTGATCCAACACCCCCATCACCTTTTCGGCAGCTTGAGGTTGCGACTCCGCGAACAAGTCGTCTGTAAACTCCCCTGGCTGCCGTAAATCCAAAAGCAAAACTTCCGCCTTGCTGTATTTGAATCCAGGACGGAACAGACGATTGATTACTCCGGTCGCAGCCTTGGTCAGCAGCCGTACATCATTCGTAGGGTAAGGCAATTCAACCAGCGCCCCGTTGGCGTACTTGGCTTCCTCCGGACTGAACATACCGGTACGAATGCTGACCCGGATTTTCTTGCACAACGAGTTTTGCGCCCTTAGCTTTTCAGCGGCTCGGTGCACGTACGTGGCAACAGCTTCCTTGATCGGCTCTATGGTCGTCAGCCTCTTTCCAAACATACGACTGCTGCAGATCTCCTGCTTGGCGGGTTCGGCCTCTGTGAGTTCCAGGCAAGATGTCCCGGTGAGTTCGCGAGCGGTCTTCTCAATCACTACGCTGAACTTCTGGCGAAGTGTCCAAGGGTTGGCTTTCGCCAGGTCCATTGCTGTCCTGATGTTCATGCTGTCGAGATGGGCTTTCATCCGGCGCCCCACTCCCCATACCTCACCGACGTCTGTGTTTCGCAAAACCCAGTCGCGCTTCATTGGGTCGCAGATATCCACCACTCCACCGGTATGCGCTTGCAGACGCTTTGCTGTGTGGTTGGCGAGTTTAGCCAAGGTTTTGGTCGGCGCGATGCCGACGCCAACCGGAATACCCGTTCCTTTGTAGACGGTCGCACGAATGGTTCTGCCGAAGGCAGTCAGGTCACCCGAAATGCCGGTGAGGTCGGCAAAGGCTTCGTCAATGCTGTAAACCTCCACGGCGGGCACCATGGACTCGATGATCGTCATCACGCGCTCGCTCATGTCGCCGTACAGAGCGTAGTTGCTGCTGAACACCTGAATGCCGTTTTGGCGTAATACATCTTTGATTTGAAAGTACGGCGCGCCCATTTTGACGAAGGGTTTAGCGTCGTAGCTGCGGGCGATGACGCAACCATCGTTGTTGCTCAAAACAACGATCGGCGTCTTGGCAAGGTCAGTGCGAAAGACGCGCTCACAGCTCGCGTAGAAGCTATTGCAGTCAATGAGGGCGAAAACCTGATCACGACCGGCCATGGTCGCGCACGCTGTAGGTCACTACGCCCCAAATGACCAACTCATCTCCCTCCATTACGTAGCGCGGCGGATATTTGCTATTGGCCGACAGCAGCATGACCACGTTGTCGCGACGATGAAGGCGTTTGCAGATGGGCTCGGCGTTGAGGCCAGCAATGACGATATCGCCATGTTCGGCATCGAGGCTGCGATTGACGATCATCAGGTCCCCGCAAAATATTCCGGCGCCTTGCATGCTGTCGCCCTCAATTTTTGCAAGGTAGACGTGCGGCGCTCGGATATCGAACAGCTCGTCCAGGGAGATGTGTTTTTCGATGTGGTCGGCCGCTGGCGATGGAAAACCCGCCGGGATCCGGAACGAGTAAAGCGGGAACGTTTCGCCGCCCGCCAACAGCGGGCCAAGGATGGTGACACTCATGATTCGAACCCGAATGAAAAATGGACTGCAGAAGCAAAGCGACTGTTCATCGCCTACTCATCACTATTGACGTCGAGCATCCATTCCACTGCGAAGGCCAGCGCTCCATCGGCCAGCTCAAGCAAATCACACAGGTCGTCGCTATCAATCAC